CAGTAAGCTCAGCTACCCCGATCCAGTCGGCATTGGCGCTACTGACGACGCTGCCGCAGCTCTCGCTGTTCTTGAGGCTATTGAAGAGTACAACGTCGAGCTCCAGGAGAACAACATTCCTGAGGGTCTCGCTCACTGCGCTGTTACTCCTAAGCTCTTCCAGCAGATCCGCCGTCTCGGCGTTGCTGAGCAGCAGTCTGAGGCAGTCTTCTCGCAGCCCATGTTCGGTGGCGTTGCTCAAGCTGGTGGCCTAGGTGCCCAGCTCACTGACGGTAAGAAGGCCATGAGCGACGATCTCGTCTACATGGGCGTTCGTATCTGCAAGAGCAACCACATCCCAACCGCTGACGGAAGCGTCATCGGCGAAGATCGCTACACCGTCAACGGCTCGACCGCTGGCGTTCGTGGTATCATCTGGATGCCCGAGGCAGTCGCTTCGGTCCGCAAGACCGGTCTCGTTGTTGATACCGAGGATGATATCCGACGTAACACCACCTTCACCGTCGCTTCGATGATGAGCGGTACCGGTATTGTCAAGCCCGAGCTCGCTATGGTTCTTACCAGCGACACCGCTGGAAGCCGACCCGCCCGCAACACGGTCCTCACCGCATACGAGGACGCTAGCGGTCAGTTCGGATACGTCACCTCTAACGACGGTCCCTGATACCATCCCTTCCGATAGTGCAATTTCCGGAGGAAGACTCCAATTCTCTATTGCAAACGGAAGGGCGGTGATCATACCATGAGGTGTATCTACTAGATCTAATGATCTAATCGCGTCGGGTCCCCTACCGGGGGCTCGGCGTTTTCCGCTCCATCCCCAGTGATGAGAGCCGGGTCCTCTTCAATTACGCTTCAGCCCCCTTCGCGGGGGTTGAGGTGTTTTAATTTAATAACTCATATAAGGAGACGAATTATGGGTGCAATGACTAGGCTAGATGCCGTTAACACCTGCCTCCTCGCCGCTGGGGAAGCTATTGTTAGCAGCCTTGAGAACCAAAGCGGTGTTGACACCAGCATCGCTGAGTACCTATTGGACCAGTACACCCGAGACTTTCAGTTCCGGGGACTAGCCAATAACGAATACACTAAGAATCTAACCGTAGATGCCAATGGGAAGATCCCACTGCCCTCTACCATTATTTCTCTAGACTTTAAGACTCTCCTTGCAAATGAAGATGGGGAGTATATTAGAGTTTCGGTTAAGAAGACTGGAACCTCTTTCTATCTTTGGAATGTAACGGATCAGACTTCTAACTTCTCCGCCTTTTCGGGTGAGCCCCTAGCAGCTAGGCTTATTGTCACAGTTGACTGGGAAGATATTGATACCCCAGGACAACGGGCAATTACTGCCCAGGCTTCTCGCCGGTACCAGATGCTTACTCAGGGCGACGAAGGAATGGATGCATACCTTGCACAAGAAGAAGCTCTGTTTAACTCCAAGGGAGTCAGTCGAGACATTGAATCCAAGGGACGAACCATCTGGGACGCCTCCTCTTACCAGGAGAAGCGAGCCGTATTCCGACCTTCGTACAATGTTACCAATCCTAACTTCCGATACTGGAGAGGGAGAACGTCATGATTAATCCTCGACGGGGTAGAGCTCTAACTACTACTATCCCTTTGTATACTCTTTCCGGCGGCGTTGGCCGTCAGGCTCCGTCGAAAAGACTACCCTCTGAATCGCAAGAGATTTCAAATGCTCTAGTAACGCTTGAAAGATCTATTGAAAAGCGTCCTGGGGTAGAGCTAATCCCTTACCGGGGAGAGCCAACGGATAATGAGTATAATGACAACGCAATTCCTCTGCCTGACGGAGGAAGCTATGAGTACTTTTGGCATAGTCTCTCCGATACCCTTAGGTATCTCTTTGTAGTCGATCGCTCGGCTACCCAAGAAACAGACAGGCTATACTATGTATTCTATTACAACCAAGCAGATAACGCTTTTGAAGATCATACCCCCGCCTCGGTAACAGTTGATGCTACCGTTCGGGAATATATCACCTATGGTGGTACTGAAGAGCTAAAGTTTGCGGCCCGTGCCCAGAACCTAGTATTCCTTAACACTGAGGCATTTGCAGGTTACACCAGCAAGCCACTTGTTGCAACTGCGCAGATGGAAACTGATGGTGTAACTGTAGATGGACAAGCTGTTGTGGAAGGCACAACCTACTGGTGTACCTTGGGGCTGGACGGGCAGTTTGCCACAACCGGCACTGCTCCAGCCCTAGACTACACCGAAGATCCTATCGGAGGAGAGGTCGAGTACCTAACAGCAACGACTGTAGACCCCCTGGGTCTAGCTCCTTTCTGGGACGAGTACTCAACCTACCTCGCAGGTACACAGGTATTGTATATTGATGATGGTAAAGTCTATGCAGCTAATACAGATATTACCACTCCTGGTAGTCTTCCAACAGGATCAGATTGGGATGAGATTACAGAGCGAGTAGGAGAACGCATTCCCGTAAGGGATGCACAGTACCCAGACCCGGCCACTCCTCAGCTAGGACAGGCCGTTTCAACCTTTGCTGATCTACGTCTTCCTCCTTTGGATGCTGACGTAGAAACTGGGAACAACAACGCAGAAGAGATGCTGGCCGCTTTGTATGGGCTTGATCTCAACCCAGTAGGTCCTCCTTTCTTAAACTCTGCGGAAGGTAAGGTATACTATGTTGAGACAGGATACCAGGGACAGAATCCTGGTTACTATCTCATGAAGAATACTGAAGTACCTTACACCTTCAAGGTGCGTACTCCCGAGGCTTATTCAGTCCTAGACAGTAAGCGACTCCCTATGGAGCTTGAGTTTACTGGCTTTGATCAGGCCTCCAAGAAGTCTACCTGGGAATGGTCCGAACTAGAGTGGGAAGTCAGAACCTCTGGTGATGATGAAACCAACCCCGGACCCTCCTCCTTCAAGGAAGGCAAGCAGACTCAGCTTAAGACAATCGCTTTCTTCAGGAACCGACTATGGTTCTCCGGAGAAGATAATGTCTTTTCCTCCCAGGACGGCGACCTAACTAACCTTTGGATCGCTGACCCAGGAACAATCATTGACACAGACCCCATTGATGTGCTTGCTTCGTCAAACAAGTATACGCCCATCACTAGCATGGTCCCCTTCAATGACTATTTGTTTATTAACACCAACGCTGATACTCAGTACGAACTAATGGGATGGGAAAACCGAATTACCCCATTTACTGCTGAGCTTCAGCCAATGACCTTTTACTCCACCGCTCCCCTGGTGGACCCCGTAACCCTAGGTAACAATCTCTTCTTCTTTGATCGAGAAAGACTGTACCTGTACATGGGCCGGGGTGGAAGTCTTTCCACGGCAGTCGAGCTTTCTTCTCACTGTCCTAAGTATCTTCCAGAAAACTATGGCCCGGTCACCACAGCTCCAGCACAGGATACAATCATTGCTGTAGATGCCGATGAGCCCGGAACTCTTTACCTCCACACCACTCGGTACCGAGGGAATGAGATTGCTCAGAATGCTTTCTATTCCTTTACTATTGACGGTGCAGATGTAAAGACACTACAGTCCTGGGATAATGATCTATATATGGTATCCAAGAGGGATACTAAGTTCTTTATCGAACGTGTTTCCCTTCGCTATGTAGATCCAGAGATCCCACGACTGGACCGACAGGCCTACATCAAGACCTCCTTTGATGCAGCTCTTCCTCTAAATGATATTGATCCCAAGTTCGATCTCGCAGGCATTAACATGACCTACGATGCTAGTACGCTTGAGACAACTTTTAGAGTTCCTTTCTATGATCCTGATTGTACTGTCGTACTTTTCGGTGAAGGGTTTGGAGACCTTCAAGGAGAGGCCAAGGAAGCCGTATCCATCACTGATGGTGGAACCTATTCTGACTACGTCGTAAAGGGAGATTACTCTCAGTACGCCGGAGGCTTCTTCTATGTAGGAAAGAAGTACACTATGGTTGTAGAGCTGTCCCCTATGTTTGTTCGTGGGCAGGACAACAACCCCAGAGAAGGTGTACTAAGCCTAGCCTCGATGTCTACACGACACTTCGAGACAGGTAACTATGATGTATATGTAACCCGGCGTGGACGGCCTTCGTCGAATGTACTGCTCGATTATAGCACCCGAGAAGATGGCGATATTACTAACTATATCACTAGCTTCACGGCAGCTCGTTCAGATACGTTCGCTGAGTCCACTCTAACGCTACCTGCTATTGAATACCAAGGAGAACTTATGAGTAAGATCCTAGGGTTCGCTGATAAGACCTCGATCTATATCATGTCGGACTACTTCACCCCAGTCAATATCACGAATATTGAGCTGAAGGGTAAGTTCAAGGATGTTTACTCTTCTATTATTTGATTGTTCTCCTCCTCTGGCTCTCGGTCGTCGAGAGATGGCCGGGGGCTTTATTGTTTTATCTACAACATAAGGAAAACACTTATGCCAGAATTTAATGCTGATGGATCACTACGGATTATCAGTGATAGTTATGTCTGGGGAGACCCCCTAGATTATAGCTCCCTTACGCTTGCACCCTTGGTCTCTGACCAGGGTCAGCTTAAGGTTATCTTTACACCCACAATTATGTTTACGGACGCCCTTGCAACGGATCCGTTTGATCCACAAGAAGTCCTTACAGAAGACCAGCTTGAAATCCTAACAACCCTCACTAATGTAGTGATTGATTCTGATAGCAAGACTATCACAATCCCTCAGCCTGTTTCGGTTGATGTAGGTTCCTATACTGTAAATGGTTCTCCGTTTACTGTTGCTTACTTCTCTCTAGCGGTAGCAGTAAGCCCAGCACAGCTTCTAGAGGTTCGTCGAGACACTGACGTTACCACAGCTGTTGTAGACTTCCAGTCCGGATCTCGCCTTACGAGTGAGGCCCTCAATGCCGCTAACTCTCAGAACCTATTTGCAATCCAAGAGCTCACTGAGTTCGGTGCATTTGTCTCTGGTGGAAGTGGCGGCGGTGGAGGAGGAACTTTTGATGGTAGTCTTACCGATATTACCGGAGCAACTCAGCTTGCTGGTACGACTGGTAATGTAATCTGGACTGGTTCGGAGCTCAATGCTACCGATAATGCACAGGGAGTTCTACCATACACTGATAGTGCACCTATTAATGCAGTCCTTCGCGTAAGCTCAACTGCGACTAATGTCACAGGAACAGTTTGGGAAGTTCTTGAAACTCCTCAAATTAAAGCTTGGGATAATGTAGGTATTGTTTCTAACGATAGTCTTGCTTTTCAGCTTTCAGGTATAGAAACAAAAACAGCACCCATCACTAATATCTCAAACCTCTGGTCTGTTCAGGCCGGAGCAGGTAAGGATATTACACTAGATGGGCGAAACATTAATCTTATTGGTGATTCGTCTGTTGATGTAACAGGTGATGTTAATGTAGGGCAGATTGGTGATTCGTTCGTATTGACGCTAAACGGAGCCAACGTAAACAATATTATCTCTAATGCTGTTCTTAAGACAGATGATCTAGATGTATTGGCTAATGTCAGCTCTACTACTCCCGACTCGGGATCTTACCTACAATGGAACGGATCTGCTTGGGCTCCTACGGGAAGTCTTGACGTGCCTAGCACTACCACCCTTAGCTATGGCGGCATTCTGGTCAGCTCTGCCGTAAGTAGAGTTGTAAATTCACCCAACTCAATCGAACTAATTAACAGCGATGTTGCCCTTACAGGCGATACTGAAGTTAACTCAAACTTTGATACCGTCAACAACCGGTGGACCTCTGATTTTGAGGGGCGAATCCGAGTTGACGCAGCTACGTTCTACTCAAAGAATGCTAACACCACAATATCAACTAACGCCAATACTAAGCTTTCGCTATTTAATTCTAGCGGTGTACAGAAGAGCTCGACTTCTTCTAAAACTGCCTATAATGATATTAGTGCTAGCGGTATTAATTCAAACCAAAGACAGATTACTCAAGCGGTATTTATGGATGTAGAGGTAGGGGACTATTTTGAGTATACCTTTACCAACTCAACTGGTGGAACGCAGGTTGAAGTAGAGTACTGGAATCTTACGGTACAAAAGCAGACTTTCGATTCTAACCTTCAGCTTAGCTCCACTTCTACTCCATCCATGAACTTTACTGGGTTCCTCGATAATCAGGACACAAGCTCTGATAAAGAAGTATTCCTAACTTCCGCAGTGGAAGCTCAGGCTGATGGATGGTCATACACTGGTTCCAGCGTTGGATTCAGTGGATCCTCAGAGTTTATTAGCAACACCACTTCAGGTGTCTTTACTGCTCCTAGAGATATGACGCTTAAGGTTAGCTATAACTTTAACTGGGCTGGTGGAAACACCAGTGAAGATCTTTCTTACCAGCTCTCCGTAGACGGAGTACAGTGGCAGTCAAATAAGGTTCACCTTAAGACCTCCTCAGTATTGACTGGGGTTGG